AGCGTATGACGGAAGCAATGAAAAACCTAATATAACAGGTTCATCAAGCAGTAAAAAAACTGATTGTACAAACGCTATTAATACAGGAAAAGCCTATATTAGTTCAAATAGTTAGTTGTAAATATTTTATGAGGTAGTGCAAAATGGAAGAAAGACAATTATTTTTAAACATGTTACAGCTTATTGATGTTAGTTCAAAAAGAGGTGCATGGGGTGGTAACGAGCTTGAAGTCGTTGCTTTAACAAGAAAAGCTGTCGTAGAAAAACTTATAAGTTTGGAAGAGTCAGTAGAAGAAAATGTCGATAGTCTACAAGACGCAGACAAGGAGGAATGATGGATTTTATCGTTAATATAGTAGGAATTGTCACAGCAATCGTAACTGTAAGTAGTATTATAGCTGCAATTACACCAACACCTGCCGATGATGTATGGATTGGTAAATTGTATAAATTAATCGATCTTTTGGCTCTTAATATTCTTAAAGCCAAGGACAAACCTGGAGAATAATATGAGTTGGTGGCAAAAGGTAGTTGACTATTGGACTAACACCGAACGAAAAAAAGTTAGAGCCAGAAACAAACAAGGCCAATACGTTGGCGATGATAAATCTACTCCGGATGTGAATGAAGCATATACCGAAGTAAGAGTAAAAAAATCTAAAAAATAAATGTCAGATCTTCGACAAGCAATGGATAAAATAGCTGCGCACGAACGCGAGTGTGCTATACGCTATGAAAATATAGAAAGAAGGCTTGAAGAAGGATCTAAAAAATTCGATAAATTAGAAAACATGATCTGGGCCGTATACCCATTTATAGTGGCTGTGGTTGGGTTAGCATCGTTTTTATGAATACAGAAGAAAACATAGAAATTACAGGCAACTTTGAAGATACAGCTGAAAACAAAGATTCTGTAATTAAGAAAAAACTTGAGTTAGATATTGACGTTAATCAACACAATAGCGGTGATAATCCTTTTCAGAAATGGATTTTTCTTGCTAAAACAGTAGATGCTTGGAGAATTTTTCCTAGAATTTTTGTAAGTGTTTACATCGTTTTGTTATACAAAGTAGTAACATGGTTTATGATTCTTGACGAACCAAACCTTGAACAAGCAGGTTTAGTATCAATCGTTGTCGGTGCTATGGCAGCAGTGTTTGGTATTTACGCTGGCACATCTGGACAAAGCAAGAAGTTTAAAGGCGAAGACTAATGGACCAAGCCATAGGCTTGATTAGTGATTTAGGTTTGCCAATCGCAAGTGGCCTTATCATGGGTTACTTTATTTTTATTATAATCAAACAACTTATGACTGGACTTGTAGCAGAAATTGAAACTGTCCAGGGCATAACTAAAATGCTTATCACTAGAGCATCCATAATGAACAATGACATCATACGCATAGATACTATTGTCAGTAGTGCGTTAGATATACCGCCAGATCTTGACCGCATAGCTAGAGCAGAAAACTTTGTAGAAGACGGCAAAATAGATGCCCGGAGAGATTAATGGAGGTTGTTGATCTAATCCAAAAGTTTGGTTTTCCTACAGTCATGGTTATAGGTCTAGGCTATTTTGTTTACTATGTATGGCAAACAATTACAAAAACCATAGATCCTGCTGTGTCTGAGATGAAAACTACCATTATCAGACTGACCGATCAGCTTCGACTACTTGACCAAGATATGATACGCTTAAAAGAGAAGGTCGACACTGTTGTTAGGCTAAAAGAAAATGAAAAAAGTAATATACAAAAATCCCCTCGTAAAAATAATAAGTAGTTATATCTTATTATTCACACCATTTATATTTGGAGATGAAATTAAATTCGGATTCAAATCCCCCTCTTTCAGCGGTGTCGGAACTTCAGCTCATTATTTGACTATTGAAAACCAAGAGTTTACTAGGCGTGAGGCCTTAGAGGCAGAAATCAAAGCCTTAAAAGAGGCAGCAAAACGTGAGGAAGAAAACACAACGTTGGCTAGATTCATTCGTAATTTTGAATCGAGAATTTTTGCTCAGTTGTCACGTCAATTAGTTGAACAGTTGTTTGGTGAAAACCCAGCAACCTCTGGATCCTTTACTTTATTTGACAACATAATAAGTTGGACCTCCGATGGGACATACATAACATTAACCATTTATAATACTTTAGATGAAAGCACTACCGAAATCACTATCCCTATTGGCGACTTTGGCTTTGGTGGTTAGTTGCACAACGCATCAAAAGTATGTTTCACCCTGCTTAAAAAACCCAGACCAAGACTATAAAGACCTAGTTACTATCATCGGTGAACGCAAGTGTTTTTCTAAATCAGCGTTTATTAACCGCCCAATTACGAAAGAGATACTAGAGATTCCTGCTCCAAAACAAAAACCTGTGGTGGCTGTCTACAAGTTTAGCGACTATACCGGGCAAAGAAAAAGTGTAGATGGATATGCTAATTTTTCTACTGCAATGACTCAAGCGCCAGAAACATACTTAATAAGAGCACTAAAACAATCTGGCTTCTTTCGTGTGGTTGAACGCGGTGGCATCGATCACATTACAAAAGAGAGGCAGATAATTAGATCTACTCGTGAAAAGTTTGATGAAAGAAATGACCAACTTCCATTGTTATTTGCTGGCCTAATTATTGAAGGTGGCATAGTAGACTACAACACTAACCTGCTTACAGGTGGTATTGGCGCACGCTACCTAGGCATAGGCGCAAGCAAGCAATATCGAGAAGACACTGTGCTGGTTTCTATTAGAGTAGTATCAGTCAGCACAGGTGAAATATTACTTGAAAATCTAACGACCAAAACAATTTTATCAGTAGGAATATCTAAAGATTATTTTAGATATATAGCAGATGGTCTTGAATTAGTTGAGTATGAGTCTGGAAATGCAATGAACGAAAGTAAGTCTATCGCTTTGCAAAGCGCTATAGAAATTGGTATTGTTGACATTATAAACCAGGGTAGTGAAAAAGGGTTTTGGACTTTTACGGAGAAAGAATGAGATATTTATTTATTCTTTTATTTTCAGCTACCTTGTTAGCTGATAATGAAATTTATGTGGATCAAAGCGGCTCTAATGCTTCTATTGATCTTGAACAGCTAGGATCTACCAACCTTATTGGTGGAACTTCGGCTTCCTCTGGCTCTATGACTGCTTTGGATTTAGACGGAGCTACTATGGTGCTAGACATTAACCAAATAGGATCTAGTAATATTTTTAGATCAGATGCTATAGACGGCGGTAACTTTACAGGTTTTTTTGAGTTTGATGGCGATAGCAATGTTTGGGACTTATTGATGAACTCAACAGGTCTTAGTTCAACAGACTATGTAAATTTGAACATCGATGTTACAGGCTCAAGCAACACAGCTGACATAAAAATTGGTGAAGATGATGACGCAAGTTATTTGGACTTGGATTGGATTATTACTGGCGACAGCAATGATTTCGATTTCGATATTGATTACGAATATGCAACAAATTATATGGACATAAACGGATCAACTAACACAGTAAACTTTACCGGTAGTGGCTATGGTGCAAGCTCAAGCGACGCTGGATATTTTTATCTTGACCTGGATGGCAGTGGTAATACTTTTAACATAGAACAAACATCTACTTTAGCTCGTGACTGGCTTAAAATCATATCTAACACTTCTAATTCTAATATCTGCGTCGTTCAAAGCGACGGCGGTACAAGCACAAGTTGCTAGTATCGGTGATATTACCGAATTAAAAGGTTATGGGCAGGTAGTAAGAGGCCAGGCATATCCAGCTGAATTAGATTTTGATATTGCCTCAAACGATGAGGTGCAAACACGAGCTGGTCGTGTAGCTATAACTTTTCTTGATGACAGCACAGTTAAACTCACCGAGCACTCACAACTACTGATTGATAAATATGTTTTTGATCCAAACCCAGATAAATCAGAAATGGCTTTGCAATTTGCCAGCGGTACTATTCGTTTTATATCTGGCAATGTAAATAAACTTAATAAAAAAAATATAACTCTATCTACGCCGACTTCACAGATTTTTGTGAGAGGCACGGATTTCACAGCCACAGTAAACGAGCTTGGCGAAAGTTTGATAATTCTTTTGCCCGATCAGTTTGGCGACGCTAGTGGCGAAATATTAGTAACAACCGCAGCAGGCCAGGTTGTATTAAATAAACCCTACCAGGCTACTACTACAACTGTTTTTGAAAGCACACCATCTAAACCTGTTACTTTGGATATATCATTAGAGTTTATAGATAATCTGCTTATTGTTTCACCGCCGAAACAAGAAGTGTCAGAGGAAGAAGTACAGCAAACACAAACCGCTGATTACTTAGATTTTACAGACTTAGATGTGGATTTATTAGCAGAGGATTTATTAGAAGAAGATCCAGACTTTGATTTTACAGAGCTTGATATTGACCTATTAGATGTAAATTTTCTTGAGGATTTGTTAGATGTTATTGATGACTTAGACACGGAGGAAGAAGAAGACCAGCTTACTAATTTTGTTGCTGGTATAAATATAGCAGGCACAGCTGTTGGTCAAGACAGAGATACACAAATAACCACACTAATTCAAGGTAGCCAAGTAAAACTAATTCGTACAGTAAATCAAAGTGCCCAGGTTCTTGTAAATGGAGATCAGTCTTACACAGTAATTTTTATACAAGACGGCGTATCTAAGGTTGTGCAAATAAACGGCACAGGCAACTCAAGCATAACAATAAGGCAAGGATCTTAATGAAAAAAGTAATATTCACGACATTTATAATACTTTTACTACCACTGTTGTTTCAGTTATACCCTTTACAGATTTTAAAGCTACAAACATTTGATGCTTTTGTAGAGAAACAACAACCAAGTGGCAACTTTGTGATTTTAAGTATCAGCGAAGAAGACATAGAAAAAGAGGGTGGTTGGCCTATTCCCAGAAGTCGTTTAGCACAAATACATGTAGATCTATTAAATGCGGGTGCGCTTGGTGTGGGTTGGGTAGTTAGCTTTCCACAACCCGATCGTTTCGGTGGCGATGAAGTTTTTTTAGAAGCATTAAGTTATGGCCCATCTGTCTTGTCTATGTATGAATACAATAACGGCGTATACCCACCGACTACTGGTACTGTTTTGCTCGGTGACAATATATCTGGAATTTCTGCCTCTGGAGTCGTAGAAAATACACAAATATTACAATCTCTCCCCCAAGGTATTTCCTCGGCTCCAACAGAGGTGGATAATCTAGTAAGACGCATACCTTTGTTGTATCAAACACCAGATGGTTTTGTACCAAGTTTTGGAACCGAAGTGTTAAAGATGCTAGTCGGAGCAAAAACTTACATAATTAAAGGTGATGAAAATGGGATTCAACAAATTACTGTGCAAGGTTTATCACCTGTTGATGTAGACCGCTTGGGTAGAAAATGGGTGTCCTGGGTAAAAACACCAGAAACCACATTAGAAGAAATGGATGTCAACGGCAAATATGTTTTTGTTGGAGTAGATGCCGCAGGTATCATGCCACAAGTTGCAACGCCAGCTGGATTACTTGAGCCACATAAAATTCAAGCTGCATTATCTGAGTCAATTTTGTTAGAAAACTCACCCTATATTCCAGATTGGGCGATTGCGGCCGAAATTTTAATTTTCTCGATTTTCGTGCTCACCATTTCAATTCTCCTTGCATATCTCAACATGACTAAGGGTTTGGCCTTCGGTGCAATTTTTGTTGCCTCTACGGGCGTCTTAGGCGTTTTTAGCATCAAAAACGGCATTTTATTAGACTTTTCTTGGACTTTTGTATCAGAAATGGTTATGAGTGGCGTGGTTTTCTATATGCGCTTCCGAGAACAATATAAATTGCGTTTAGAAATTAAAAAACAATTTGAACATTATTTGGATCCACGACAAGTTAAACAGCTCCAGGATAATCCAGATTTACTTAAACTCGGTGGCGAGAAAAAATATTGCAGTTATCTTTTCACCGATTTGCGCGGCTTCACTTCGTTAAGCGAAAAATTATCACCAGAGGAAGTTACAGATATTATGAACAAAACTTTGACTGTCCAGGTAAACGCAGTGCAAAAGTTAGGTGGAATGACAGACAAATTCATCGGGGACGCAGGCATGTTTATTTTTGGAGCGCCCTTAGATTTAGAAGACCATGAAACCAAAGCAGTGCAAGCTGCAATAGATATACAAGAAGGTATAGCTGAACTTAATAAAACACTCACTACTCCAGTCCAAGTAGGCGTAGGTTGTCAGTCTGGGTATGCCGTAGTTGGTAATATGGGTAGCGATTCTCGGTTTGACTATTCTGCTATTGGCGATCCTGTCAATACAGCAGCCAGACTTGAAAGTGCAACAAAAGAAGTCGGCGAAGATATATTGATTGGACACAAGACTGCAAAAAATTGTAAACTTGTATTAAAATTACTAAAACCTATTAGCGTAAAAGGTAAAAAAGATAAATTAGAGATATGGACAGTAAATGAGTAAAGTATTTTTAGGCGTAATTGGCGTGCTGGTTTTATTGTGTAGTTTTTTATACTGGCAAAACAGTAGACTGTCTGCTCTCAATGATGCTTTTGAACTCAGAGATGCAGAGCAAAAAGCTGCAATAGAAAATTTACAAAACGATTTTACCTTACAAACTAACTCTTTATTAGAATTACAATCAAAAAATCAAGAAATAGAAGCGGAAATGTCAAGGTATCTTGACATTTTCAAACGACATAACCTGTCTAAATTAGCTATAGCTAAACCTGGACTAATAGAAACTAGGGTAAACAATGGGACAAAAGATGTATTCGATAGCATTGAAAAAGATACTGCTGGTATCGACGATCTCGATAGCGGTTTGCAGTTGCAGCCTAATTCCGAGCAATAAAGTAGAAGTAATTAGTAAACCAATAGAACGTAAGATTGTGCAACCAATTTTGCCTAGAGCTGTGGATTTAAAAGATCCGTATTGGTATGTAGTTTCCGAGAAAAACATAGACGAATTTTTAGAGCGTGTAGAACAAGAGCACGGATCTGTTGTATTCGTTGCTATGTCTGTCCCAGACTATGAGCTTATGTCTTATAATATGCAAGAATTAAAAAGATATATTAAAGAACTGAAAGAGGTAGTTGTTTACTATAGAAAAGTAACCACTAATGAAGGAGAGGGTAATGAGTAAATCACCAGACGCTTTTGTTTACAAATGCAAATTAAAGTCAGTAACCGATGGAGATACTATTCGTCTATTAACCATAGATCTTGGTTTTTCAGTACAATTACACAATAAAGCTGTAAGGATTGCTGGTATTGATACACCAGAAAGTAGAATTAACATAAAAAAATATCCGGAAAGAACAAAAGAAAAAGAACTTGGCTTGTTAGCAAAACAAAAATTAAAAGAATGGTTGGTCGGAGATATTACACTCAAATCTTATGGGACTGACAAATATGGGAGGGTATTAGGCGATGTATTTTGTAAAAAGGGTAATATCGCTGATTTACTTAAAAAAGAAAACCTTGCTGTCGATTATCACGGCGGCACTAAAACAAAAAAATGGGGAGAATAAAATGAATAAAATGGAAATATCACAAGAAGGTCTTGCTCTTATTAAAAAGTTTGAAGGCTGTAAACTTGAAAGCTACCAATGTGCCGCAGGAGTTTGGACAATAGGTTTTGGCTCAACTAGCGGTATTAAAGAAGGCATGGAAATATCACAAGAAAGAGCCGATGCACTATTATTAGAGGACGTTGAGGTTTTTGAAGAAGCTGTAAATAAAGCAGTAAAAGTACCGCTGGAGCAACATGAGTTTGATGCTTTGGTGTCTTGGACATTTAATCTTGGTCCTGCAAATCTTAATGCAAGCACCATGCTTAAAGTTCTAAACGATAACAAAAAGAGTGAAGTACCAGCACAAATGCGTAGGTGGAATAAAGCTGGCGGTGAAACTCTGCAAGGATTAATACGTCGTAGAGAGGCTGAATCACTGCTTTTTCAAAACGAACAATGGCACGAAGTTTAACTATATGTAATACTACCCCTAGGCGTTTTACGCTTAGAGTTGGGTGGTTTTTTACGTCACTACCTAACTGCCCAGCTCGCTTATGAACGAGGTTTCTTTCAAAGATTTTGATATTTTATCGGAGCAAGATAAAGCCGAAGCTGTAGCTCTATTGAATCGTTACGATCAGTTAGAAAAACAAGACTCTTGCCAAGCCGATTTTATTTCTTTCGTAAAACACATGTGGCCAGAGTTTATAGAGGGCAGACACCATAAAATCATTGCTGATAAATTTAACAGGATTGCCGATGGTAAATTAAAACGACTAATCGTATGTTTGCCACCAAGGCACTCAAAATCAGAGTTTGCCTCAACATTTTTTCCAGCCTGGATGATGGGCCGCAGAGGCGATTTAAAAATTATACAAACCACACACACCGCTGAGTTAGCTGTGCGTTTTGGTCGTAAGGTCAGAAACATAATAGATAGCGAAGAATATCAACATGTGTTTCCAGAATTAAAACTACAAGCGGATAATAAATCAGCAGGTCGTTGGACCAGTAATCAAGAAGGTGAGTTCTTTGCTGCTGGTGTTGGTGGTGCAATTACAGGTCGTGGTGCGGATCTTTTAGTTATTGATGATCCTCATTCTGAACAAGATGCCATGTCACCAAAAGCCTTAGAATCGGCTTACGAATGGTACACATCTGGACCAAGACAGCGTTTACAACCAGGCGGAATAATTGTGATAGTAATGACAAGATGGAGCACTAAAGACTTGGTTGGCAAAGTCCTAAATAA